GCAGAAGTTTTACGTTGTCTTGATGCTGGGTCTGGGTAAACCACCATTTTAGTTTTAGGGTATCTGCTTAATAGTTCATCAATAAATTCATCAGTATTTGAACTATAAATAACTATCTCATCAAAGACATAAGCTATATCGTTTTTAACATGGAATAGACAAGCACTCATGGGGTCAATGTTAAAATCTAGTCCCAAGTGAATAATAGCATCTTTATCATACTTACATTCTTGGACATTATATTCTCTATCAAAATTGTAATAAACAACTCCTGAGTATGTTTCAAATGAAGCTAAATATTCTTGTCTAAAAGTACGTTCGTCTAAGTCTCTTTTGGCTTGTTCTATTTCTTCTGCATCAACTTGACCACCATCTAATGTTGTGTACTTAAATGATTTCCATTCAGGGTCATCTCCTAAACCTTTTTGATATATCTCATAAGACCAGTTACCAAATCCTCTAGGTGTTCCTATAAACAATACATTTCCTGTAACGTGTTTATCTGAGATTGTTGGTCGCAGAACTTCTGTCCATGCTTCAACTGGTATATCTGCATACTCGTCTAATAGTAAAAAATCTAATCCTACTCCTCGTAAATTGTCTGGTGATTTATCTGCACCTTTTAAACTTATCTGACTACCATTCCTAAGAACTAATGTTAGTTCTGTTTCATTAGCATATTTAATCCATCTCTTTTCAGTTGTAAGTCTTTTGATTTGTTTCCACATAATCTCTTTAGACATTCTGTAAGTAGGTGCTACATAGAATATCTTAGAGTTAGGTTTTCTACTTGCAAATCTTAGTAGTTCATACATGGCTAAGTGTGTCTTGCCGAATCTTCTTCCTGTAATTAGAACTCTAAATCTTTTTGGACAAGTATATACGTCTAGTTGTGGTTTACTAAATGGCATTAGATTAAAGAATATTGAGTATTGATGTTTGTGTTTGTAAAATATATTTCACTTTTAGTTTTTGGGTATGGTTCTATTTTGTATTTTAAATTGTTAATAATATTTTTTTTAGATTTTTTGTTTGCTTGTATATAAATATATCTATGTTTTCTTGGTCTGTCAGTAACATAAAATTTATCTGTATTTTTTTTTCTTTCTTCTAATGTGTGTTGTTCACATATTGTTTTACTGTGTTTGTTAGAATTTTTCATTCTCCATTCTGTTCTTTTGTCTGAAAGACCAGTGTATAAAAAATTTGTTGCTTGATAAATATACCCTGTGTGATTTTGACTTGTGTCAGCATAAGAAACAATTATGCTTGGACTTGGTAATAATTTAATTGAATTACCAACTAAATATGAAGCTTCGTTTTTTTTATTATTTCTTAAAACTAATCTATTTAATTCTAAAACAATTTTAGAAAAATTATCACCAGCTATGCCACGACATAAAGATTGCGAAGGTGGAGAACCATAACTAACAATACCAACCAATTCATTTAAATAAAATAATCCAAAAGAATAACTAATGCTAGGCATACGTTTTGCATAATGAATATTTAAAATAAATGGTTTTGTTTCTTCATACGATATTGGTTTAACTGTATAATTATTCATAATTTGTTTATAAAACCTCTTTGAATAAGTTTAGTAATAACTTCTTCTTCCAGTTTAACATCATGGTTGTAACCTTTAGAAGTTCCAATATGACTAACTTCTTCCATTGTATATCTGTTTTTAGTTTTAAAGAAATCAAATCCTGTAATAGTTACTTTGCATTGGCAGTGATTAAGTAACCAATAGATTGCAACAAAGCCAGTAGTTGGTCTGTAGTAATTATATCTAATTGTCATTTGACTGTAATCGTATGTATTCCATAGCCAAGCTTTTTTCTTAACCCAATCAGGCATACGTTCTGCTCTCTTACCATCTTTTTCAAAGTTTAATCTTACAATGCAACGTATCTGTGGAATCTCTTTAAGCATATTATGACCCTCATGTACTAGATTGTTAATCCATACATCACAAGGTTTGTCTTGAACTCCAAGATTCATTCTAACTACTGAATTAAATTTAGTATAATCAATCTGATTTATTTTCTCGCCATTACCTATTAGTAAAACATTCTTGCCTTTAAAGTATTCGTATGGATTAAACATATTTACTCCTAATAATCTTTTTACCTTCTTCTCCTGTCCAATGAATTGTCTTGGCTACATCATTATTCTTGCCTAGTCTTAAACCATGATATTCATTTGGTATTCTGTTTATCTTAAACTCGTGCTGTACTTTGGCAAAAGCTTCTTGATCTGATCTCTCTTGTCTCATCTCACATCTATCAAACCATTTCTTTAGAACTTGTTTATTGTTTATGCCGACTATTCCTGTTTGCCATCTATCTGATCTAACTGCATGGTCTTTGCTCATAAGATAATCGCAGTCATCTAGCATATCAAACATATCAGATATATCTGCTTTGATTTCTATGTCGCAGTCTATCCAAATGATTTTATCTGCTGGTACTTTTTCTATTGCTTTAGGTTTATAAAACCAAGTTCTACCATCAGATGCAACTAGGAATGAATTAGGATATTGTTTTAAGAAGCCGAAGTTAGCTATGTATAATGGAATCTTTATGTGCTTATGGTAGCCATCTAAAAACCAATCAAGTATGTCTGTAAAGTTATTATCGCAACCAGTTACAAAAGCTTTATCCATTAACTTTGTTTTCAAGCAACTTTAACTGAATATCTTTAGCTTGTACTTCCTCGTTTAATCTGTCTATTTCTTTTTTAAGATTATAAATGATTACTTCAAGATCGTTTGTTCCTCGCAAACTTTTATCTAGCATCTTTGGTTTCTTTCGCCCACACATTTGATTCATTTCTTTTTGTTTTGATAAGTTCTTAAATATCTTCTGCCTAAAGCCACTGCTTCAGATTTGCTTTTACCTCTATAACCCCAAGCTTCTAAGCTTAGTTTTAATCTTGTTTTACGACCCTTAGAGTCAAATAATCTACCTTGACTGCTACCCATTCTAACTAAGAAACTACCTTTACGTCTATACTCAGTCAAAGTATCTGGTCTTGATTTAACTGGTGGTCTTAAATTGCCACCTGTTGCTTTGTTGTATCTTCTTCTACCAGATGCACTTAAACCACCTCTAGGATTCTTATCTCTTTTTAATAAACTAAATTTACTCATACTTTTTTAAGTTCAATTTTATTGGTGCTTGTTTCTTAACTTTTAAGTTATGCTTTTTCATAAGCAAATCAACAATACACTTATGACAAGCTTTGATGTGTTGTTCAAGCTTGTTGTTCATTTCTCTTTTACAGAATATACATTTACTTGCCATCTTCAACTTTCAGTTCAATTTTTTTTGGTTCTTCAGTTATATCATATATTGGTAAAGGCATATTGCTATCTGATTCAAGTATTTCGTTTCTTTGTCCAAGCATTTGTTTTCCTAACCAAATCAACATAACTACATTACCTTTTTCAACTGCCATTTGCCATTGTTTCCTTCTAAGAGATATATTGCCTTCTGATCTCCCTTTGTCTATTTCTGCTGAAAAATTATTGTGTAATGTATCTCTATGGCAACCAAAGAAATCTGCCATTTCTTGCATAGTACAATGTAATCTGGCTAATCTTTTGACTTGTTCTGGGTCAATATCAAGCTTTGGTCTGCCTACCTTTTTCTCCTCAGATTGAATTGTAGGTTTTTCCTGTTTGCTCATGTATAGCTTCTTTTCCTGTAAATTGTTGCCACCTTTGTATTATGGTGTCTATGTATAATGGTTCAAACTCCATCATAAAACATTTCTTATTCTGCTTTTGACAAGCTATTAGTGTGCTACCAGAACCACCAAATAAATCTAAAACTGTATTAACTTCTTTAAAATAATCAAAACTCCATTCGGCTAATGCTATTGGTTTTTGTGTTGGGTGTACTCGTCTTTGACCATGTTCAGATCCTTTCATCATTCCTTTCCATAGATGTCTAAATATTCTAATAGAACTCCATTTAGATTTAACCCAAGCCAACTCACAATCAGACTGAGTGTCTTTTTGTTTTTCTTCAACTCTTTTATCCCAAACAAACCAATTATTAGATAATGGTAAATAATGGCAATAATAATTAGCACCCCACCAAACCTGTCTATTAACTTTTAATAATTTGTCGCATATATTAAATGCATCAACAGCATATTTGATGGTGTCATCTTTAAAGTCTTTGTAGTTTCTTGATTCGGCTAAACCATCTCTACCTAATCTATTCCCTTTTTCGTTTATTCCATAAGGTGGGTCTGTAAATATTAAATCAATGTTTGTATTGTTAATAAGCTTTAAAACATCTTGTTCTTTTGTTGAATCACCACATAGTAGTCTGTGGTCTCCTAGTAACCACAAGTCTCCTAATTTTGATTTAACTTTGCTTTCGTCAATTTCTGGTGTTTCGTCATCATCTATTAATCCTTTAACATCTTCTTTTAACAAATCTTTTAAGAACTCATCTTCAAATCCTAATATGTTTAAATCAAACTTATCTGCTTCTAATCCTTCAATCTCTACTGATAATTTTTCTAAATCCCAACCTGCATTAAGTGCTAATTGGTTATCTGCTATTATTAGTGCTTTAATCTGAGTCTTTGTTAATCCGTCAATTATAATACAAGGTACTTCTTCATGTCCTAATCTTTTAACTGCTTGTAATCTACCATGCCCAGCTATGATTGAATTGTCAGGTGCTAGGAGTATTGGGTTTGTGAAGCCAAATTCTTTAATGCTTGAAACAAGCTGTGTAATTTGTTCTTTGCTGTGTGTGCGAGAATTGTTTATATAAGGAATTAAGTCCTTAACCTTCTTTTTAATAAGTTCCATATTAACCGACTATGTTCGTTAAATGTTCTATTAAGCTTTTTTTAACGATTTGTAAAGGAACTCTAGTAGATTCTGGTTTTGATATAGTACATGGCAGATTCCATTAGCTAGTGAATTACAGCTTATTTCTTCTGCTTTAGCTGGTAAATCTATTTTATATTCATCATGGATTAAATGGAATATCTCATGCAATAGGGTGTTACTCATTTCAATATTATCTAGTGATTTGTCTATGGTCATGGTGTTTTTATCTGAGTCAAATTCGCCGAAAATCTTTTTCTTAGATGCTGTTTCTTTGTCTATGTAGTCTAACTTAATCAGTCTGCTTCCAAAGACTATTTCGTTAGGTAAACTCATTTTCTTTTAAGCTTTTTTGCTATGTAAAGGTTTTTAACAAAGCTATTTTTCTTGCCGAATTTTTGACCAGCAGAACGTCTAGCTTTTTTATAAGCTTTTGTTTTAGTGTTAAATGGTTTTGGTCTGCCAAGTTTAGATGGTCTTTGTATTTCCCAAATAGGTTTTTTCATTTCTTTTTTCTCGGCATTTTTAATGGCTTTGGTCTATAAACTCTGTAAGTACCTTTGGTCTTAACTTTGTTTGTATAAAGTTTACTTAGTGATGTTGATGTAGTCTCATTAGCCATTATATTTTGCCTTTGTATTTAATTAGTATCTGCTTAACATGATTTGTGTATTCTTTGCTAGTGCTAAAATTGTCTAATGTATCAGCTAATTTCATAGGGTCTTTTGTTCTATTTCGCAGTTGTCTGAACTCTTGGTAGTGATGATTATTGTTTAATGTGCTTATGTAATGTCTAACTGATTGGCATTTAGATTTATAAGTTTTAACTCTCCAGTTAATTGATGGGTCTTGTAATAATGGCAACATACCTTCCTTAGACCATACTCTAACTCCAAATAGATTATTGCCTTCCTTAGCAAATCTTGAAGTACCGAAGTTACTTTCAACTATGCTTTGTGCAATAATTAATGATGTTGGTATATATTGGTCTTTATGTAAGTCCAAGTTTATGTAAGCAATACATTTCTGCATACTGGCTATAAACTTATCTGGTGAAGTGTTATCCACTTTAGGTTCAAAGAAACCTATCTTCCTAATTTCATCAATAGTGCTTTGTCTTATTTTGTCTTTAGTGTGATCGTTTGGAAAAAATGTTCCAATTAAAAACACTAACATTAAAAATAATAAAATGATTGTGTAATCCCAAAGCTTGATGCTTAGTATTTTACTGTTCATTGATTTTTAAGGTTTTGATAACCTTCCAGCTTTACAGCTTATCTAATTAGATTATTCTTCGTCAGAATCTAAATCTTCGTCATCTGAGAAATCATCATCTGAATCGTAATCATCAGAATCATCTGTCTCATAGTCGTCAATCGCTGACTCAAGTTGGTCTCTTAGCTTTGCAACTAAATCATCTATCTTGTCTAATTGCTTTAAAGCTTTTTCTATTGTTTTTTCCATAACTACATTCTCCTGTTGTTATAAGGCGAATCAGTAATGTTATTTTAGGATTA